CTAGCAACGGTTCGCGAGCAACCGGCAATCTTATTTGATTATCTTCTTCCGATGGAAAGTCATATAATTTGTTAGCTACCAGTTCCGGCATTTGGTTCTACTTTATAATATTGACCGGTTTCAGGATGTTGAACATAATGATTGCCATCTTCGGCTTGTCTACTGCCCGGTACATCGGGAAGGCTATCCTCGCTATCTTCAGGCTCACCAGCCTTTAACATTCCCTCGATTAGAGATTTTACCAACGGCTGTATCTGTTCTACGGTAACGGCAGGACCACTATTACCCAACGCCACTAATCGTTTCGTTTCAGCTTCGTAATCAAGTCTAGCTTGTTCCGCCGTTGCCGTCTTTAATTGCAAGTCTAGTGTTTGAGCCTTAATTGTCAACTCTTTATCCTTATCAGCTAAGTCCTTTGCTTGCTTAGCAATCACTGCAAGTTGCTGTTCTATCTTATCTGAAGCCTGATGCATAGCTTCTGTCAATGCCGGATTTGGTGCATCACCTGTAATATTTGGCGGAATTATTTTACGCCACCTATCAGCTAAAAGTTGTGCTTCAGGGAAGTCCGCAACCTTCCAAAGCAAGTCGCCAGCAATACCCATAAATTCTTTATTCTGTGCCGCGATTTGAGTTAATGCATTGAAGGCTTCTTGTCGGCGCGTAGCGAAGGACGGCCCGGTATCGGCCATGATGTCATATTGTCCAAAGCCAGGATTGAATATAATCTGTTCAATCGCGCGATCTTTGTCCTTTTGAATGTTATTTGGATCAGTAACATTCTGCATTGCAAATTGTGCATCAGGATCGATACTCACTTCTAATATACGACCGTCCGATGTTTCAATACGCTTAATTCGTTTAGTATCATAAACCTTCGGAATAAGATCAATCAATATCTTACCAGTAAATCGAATTGCAATAGCTTGTCCATCGATGAAATGATAAGTAGCCCTATCACCTTGACGTTGACGCGCATTGATTGCTACGCCGGATTTTGCATTTTCATTTTCTCCTAATTGACTTTGATATTGACCGCTCGCCATCATCATTTCTTCTTGAGAAACCTTTCTAGTTGCAGCGTAAGCTGGCGATGGCATTGGAGGCGCGGGACGTGTAGGTGCTGGTAAAGGATTTCCATCTTCATCAAATGCATTATACGGCATATAAGCGTGATTTTTACTATTTGCCGTTTTATAATATTCAACAAAATTAGCTATTGCTTCGGTAGCTGCAACCCATGGTGATTTTGTTTGTAATGCTCCAAATTCAACATCCGCGCTAGTTGAATAATTATATATCTGTTGCGCGTTAATTAGTGCGCGCGTATGTCCTTTACGATCTAATTCACCATCGATAACCGTTTCAGTTCCAATAACTCTAACAATGGGAATATACTTACCGAGCCATTTCTTACGATCGATAATTTTATCGCCAGCAATCTTGCACCAATCGATATTATCTTTTAATACATTACGTTCACGATAAGTACGCAATTCTTCTGGCAAATTACCTTCACGCTTTTTAATCTCTTTAAATACTTCTTTCTGTTGTTTCTCTAATTTACTAAATTGACTTTCTATCTGCTCACCGCTTTCAGGATCAGTAAATGCGACATATTTATCTTTATCTTGTGTCTTATAATAATATTCAGCAACTCGAATGTGATTTTGTGTTAACCACATATCCGAAGTGCTATTACCTAACGGAGCAAAGCCGACAATATCCTTATAATCTGGATATTGTTCCCTAAATAAATCCTTCGGTACATCCTCGAATATAAAACCCCATCTTGCATCAGAACCATCTATTTCATTAATATCGGGATCAAGATATACAGAACGAGGGTCTTTAATTCGACAAATCTTTATTTCTTGGTCAAATCCTTTATCTGGATTTTCATAATCAACATTTACTCGCCAATATCCCCAACCGGCTTGTATTTGAAATGTAGAGGCTTGATCATATACATTTTCAGCATTTGAAATATATTCAATATGATAAACAATTTCTTGAAAGATTTGAGCACCTTCAAATGAAGCTTCATCATTAACCGGCCGAATGCGAACACCCGGCTTGTTTTGCTTCATATCATTAAGAATTTGAAGATTATGTTGATTAGTCTTATTAATCGTGAGGCACGGTCTATCCATCAACTCGCGATTAGTAAGAATATCTTTATCCCATTGATATTTATTGTGAGTATCGCCATTTGCGAATTTATAATCATAATCAAATCGAATACGTGCAACAGCTTCCCAAGTCTCGGCAATTTTAAAACGCTTCTTAGCTACAGATATTAAATCTGCATCAGGATCGTTAGTCCTTTGTTCGTCCCAAGTTGAACCCCAATCCGAAGTAGCCATTTATTTTATATACCTAACTTCCCATCCATCCATTACTCGAACGATTAATACTATGAATATTATTTTCAGAAACAATTCTAGGCTTAGACTTCTGTGCAGTTTCCGGTTTTAAACTTAAAGCAAATGTTTGAAAAGCATCAGCCCCGTGACTATATTGATCATGTTTCGGATTTTGACTAAATTTACCTTCTTCATCAACATCGTATTGATAACGAATTAAACATTGCCAACCATCAGCCGTATTTTCTTCATCAAAATTACATAGATCAAAAACAGCACGTCCAGCCCGAATGCCCACAACCTTCTTAGAAATCCGAGGTACAACTTTAACTTTACCAGGATAACTACCGCTAACAATTTTCTTAATACTTCTACTAGCCAATGTTTCATTATCCGCATCATGCGGCAAATAATGATAACCATAATTATATTTTAATTCTTGTAAAACATTCAAATAATAAGCGATTTTCTGCAATCGATCTTGAAAGAAATTAATTAGATTATAATGCATTCCAACTTGTTGAACAAACCAAATGCTTGTATAATCGTCATGCCCTAAATCCCAAAACGTGTGAACAGGACGCGAAGGATCGTACTCGATTTTTCCCCTGCGTCCTTCAAATAGAACTTTCTTAATCTCTTTGGCATATATCGCGCCGACAAGTGTTTGTCTAGTCTGACCACCCCATATATGCAGCCATTCGTCAGGATCGCTATGCTCTAGTAGCTTTGCCTCTAATTTAAGATCATCCGGCAACCATGGATTATCTTTATAACTAAGCATTTGCACGAATGCATAACGAATTTGCTCGCCAGCATCATTAGTCACATAGTCAGGCGCAAATTGATCGCGCTTTAAAATAAACCGTTTGTATGTTTCATCAGTATCTAATTCAGGATTAAAACTAATCCAAATTTCAGTTCCTTTACCGAATGGACCACCCTTATTAAAATCAATGTTTTCCAATACAACTTTTTGACCACGACCACGAATTGTGGGAATCAATTTATCCCATGATGTTTTAGAAACGTTAACGGCTTCTTCAATCCAAGCTATATCAATTCTAGCAAGTGATTTAATTGAGTTAATATTAAAGCGTAAACCAAAAAAGATAAACTCCGCACCAGTACGTTTAGAAATTATCGTTGTTGCCTGAATATCAAACTCGTTAGTTAATCCCATATCTTCAATGCGATTAACGATTGTCTGATATACACTTTCACTAATAGATTTTTGAATTTCACGAAAGCAAGCTATACGAATTTTCTTCCGAGTCGATAATATAATTAATGCACAAGCTATTGACTCCGTTTTCATTCCTCCGCGACCGCCGAAAAGAATTTTATAACGAGCGGCTTCGTTGATTAAAAAAAGTAACTTTTCCGGATATTCAACTTTTAAGGTCATGCTATATTAAATAACCATGCGGGCGAGTTGTCGTTGGATGCGGGATCGAGGTCGCGGGCTAGCTCCATAACGCGAACCCAGACCCGCCAAATCCCACGATGCACTGGTTCCATGCGCTCTTGTTGGCACAAATCGTGGCCGGAATTCCCATCCAGCCACCGGCGTTGCCGAACCGCATCAGGTAGTCGCCAATCTTGGTCCATGTTGAGCAGCTATCGTCCGAGCGCCAGACACCATAGACGTACCCGCTGCCCTGGTTGACCCACCCGACGATAAATACGGCTGGATAGCCAGAGCCTCCCGGCTTGGCCGCACCGCAATCAACGCAAATGACATCCTGGACATTCGATACTTGCAACCAACTAGTGCCGCCATTGGTCGAGCGATAGAATGGCTCTCCGATCGGGAATGTCGTCGCAAAGTCTTGCAGGTTGGCAGGATCGCCGAGATCGTTCGTGGCGCCGATCGTCAAAAATAGATGGCCAGAATTGCCCGGCACCGCGACCAATTGATACCCGTTGTTGTTAAATCCGAGATTCGAGCTGTTAACTTTCGTCCACGTCGCCCCGTAATCGGTCGATTTCCAAGTGTCTTGCACGGTCGAAGAAACATAGTTGAAACCGTAGACAGTGCCAACGGTCGAATAGTCTGCGGCAAGACAGCGAAATATGCCGAACAATCCGCTGGACCCCCACCCAGACGTTGGGGCCGACCCGGGGGTTGACCATGTATTGCCGCCATCAGCCGTAACATCAAGCGCGCTCGCCGAGGCGATGACGATATGATTGGCATCTATCACCGCCATTCCGGTGCAGGCTGTACCGGCGTGAGTGCGTCCAGTCGGCCACGGATTATAGGTCTGGCCCCCATCAGTCGAATAGCCATAAGTCTGGGAAGTCGGGCTTCCAATGATGTTGACGGTTGAATAGGCGATGAACGTTGGTGCGTTTACGGCAAATTCCGCGACGCTGCTCTCGTTGATCGAGCCATCGGTCAACGGGCCATAAGATGATGCGTAGGCCGAGCCA